CTCGTAGTCAGTCTTACTGAACGCATACGCTTCTTTATTAGTGCGCAGGCTTGTCTTGACTGGCGGCTCAACGCCTAACTTCTTCAGCACTTCAGCAAACTGTGGGTTGGACATGAGTGCATCTCTGCCAATGGACAGGTCAATACGCTCCATCAGTTTGGCTTTCTTGTCTTGCACACTGTTCAGGTGAGCAATCAATACATCCTTATCCAACTCAAGCACTGGGTCAGTGAACATGCGTATCATCAGGTCTTGTATATACAGTTCCTTGGGAGGGTTGTCTTTCTTCAGGATGTTGTACAAAGTCCAAGTAAGTTCTGTATCGTTGTTGCAGTAGTCACCGTACTTGGCAAGGTCCTCAGGGGTAAAATTACTGCGTCTTTTACCAAGCGCATTTACTACCTCTGTGCCTTTTTGCCCGATGTCATACTTGTCAGCCAATGCCTTGAGTGAACCACCGACAGTCAAGCCTGTGATAGGTCGCGCCATGGACAGCGTATCTAAATAGTACTTGGGCATGATGTTGTAACGCCAAGCAAGGATGGCTCCATCGAACGCCATGTTGTGACAGATCAAGTAGCTGTTTGGAATGTCCAACTCTTCCAGTGCCATAGCGATCTCGCCATTGGAACCAGTCACCCACTTGGCAGGCTCAGTGTTGATCTTGTACGAGAAGCCAATCACCTCGAACTGCGGGTCACGTATGTACGCCTCGGTTGTCATCTTGGACAGACTAAACTCTTTTGAGTAGTAGGTCTCAAAATCCAGTGTAATGTATTTCATTTTTTGTTCCTAATGTGGTCGGGCTTGGGGCAGTTATCAGGTACGTCGACAACAACCCACACCGCTGTCAAGTTATTCCTGTACCTTGCCGTGATATACCGATCAATATAGACACCAAATACAGATTCAAGTGACTTCCTAACTGAGCGATAACTGATTCCAGTCATCTCTGAAATTTGTCGTGATGTCAAACCATCCGGATGCTCTATCAAAACTTTTCGGATGGTGTTGTGGTTACTTTTCATACAGGGGCGTCTTCTTCGTTCTCAGGGTTGAACTTAGGCTTGCGTTGGTCTTTGTGTTTCGGATTAGGAAACGGTGGAAAAGGCCATGTCATAGCTGTTCCAATGCGGCTTGTAGCCCCGCAAGTCCGCCAACACGTTGGTCATCAATGAATATCTGTGGCATCTGACGCACATCAGGATAACGCATGATCAGCTGCAGCATAACGTCAGGTTCACTAACATCCAATTCAGTGTAGTCCAAGTTATTTGCATTAAGCAGTTGCTTAGCCATCACACAGTTGGGGCAGTTATGTTTTGTGTAAATTTCAATCTTCATCTTCATCGTCCTCGAAGTGTTCTTGCATAAGGTAAACCTTCACGATATCTAGAATGCCAAGTACGGTTGGCAAGATCATTGAGTCCTCGTACTTGTCGATTACCGCCAAGAGTTCACCGACCATGCCATCGGCTAACTTTTCTTGTGATAAGTTCATGGTCCTGCCTGTACTCCTTCTGATTCTTCCCAAGCGATTTGGTTGTCAGCCTCATCGAACTTCTGTGCAACCTTTGCAGTTTTAATAAGTGCTTCGATTGCTTCAGGAAAGTTTGCGCCAATCCAATTTAAGGACTTGAGCAACTGCTGGTTATGAGCTTGAACTTCAGCCACACTTGCTTCGAGTTTGTATATCTTGTCAGACAAGTTCATGGTTGACGCGCTCACATCCTTGAACGCTTTATCTGTATCAGATTTGAACTGATTAAGGTTTTGTTCATTGACCAAGTATTTATTACCTCCGGTTGAGTAGTTGCTAAATGCATCGGTCACAGAGTGGACAGTGGGTGAGTAGTAGAACGAGCTCATGCTTCAAACACCTTCTTGAGTTCAAGGTACACAGCTTTGGCCAAGCCAATCGACATTGAGTTAACAAGCTGTTCAGCGTTAGGAGAACTTGTCAGTGAAGTTGGTGGTATGGCCAGGGGCCCTGCAGTTGACAATGTGATCTGTTTCTTGGCTTTGTACTTGGCGTTGTACTGACGCTGTTTATCGCGCTTGGCCTTCTTCTCCATCCGAGAGGCATGTGCTTTGGCAAGTGCTTCGTGCCTGTTGAATGTCGGGTACGCATCTCCAACTGCTTGATACACATACATCCCGCTATCGCTTCTTGAACGGCTAAGTATTCCACGGTCTAGCATCTGCTTGAGGCGAGTGGATATTCCAGTCATGTCACCATTGTTCACCGCGTTGGCTACCTGAATGCTTGAGATGTCGGGAGTTGCTTTGATTGCATCCCAAATTTGTTTACTGACGTTGGTTTTGTCAGTCGTGATAGGTGACGGTGCATCTGCTACATCATCGTCAAATTTAAGGTCGTTAAGTTTCATGAGTTCGCTCCGTAAGTCAGGCATGTTATTTCCCTTCTAGTTTTTTAGTTACCAATTCAGTTGTGATGATTTCGTGTACTTGCTCGATGGTGGTTGCAATGTGAGTCGTTGCTCTGTCACCTTCTCGTGTCGCTGATTGCACTAGGAACCCATTGGCGACTCTATGGATTCGAATGTTAAGTGGTGTATCTGTGATGTAGTCCATGATGGACCCTCCGTAATAGGCAATGTGGTTAGGGTTGGTCTTAGCAACCGCTGGGCTATTTAGGATTGAGGAGTTGATTGCCCCTGAGTCCATCATCTGTCTCAGTGTTGCGGATTTTATTTGTTCGTTTGACATCTTCTTACGAGTTCCTATCCAAGTGTTCAAGTAATCGTTCAAGGTAGTGGCGAGCTTTGAGGACATCCTTTACCCCATCTTTATCTTTGTATCTAGCGATGTATTTGATGACGTTGCCACGCAAGAAGCCTTCAAATTCTTCGGCTGTCATCCAAGATTCCATGGCTGTCCACGGCTGAATATCTTTGCTTCGATAGTGGTCACCTCCTATTTGTGTTTCACTGGCTAGTGGTTTATTCATATGATTTCCTTTTCGGGTCTAGTTCTAAATGAATCATGAGTTGGACAAGACGAGACTCCATCCTCGCCAAGCGTCGTTCAATATTGGAAAGGCTGTTCAAGTCGCTTGACTTGCGGGAGACCGCGCCACTTGTCTCCGAGGGTTTTGATCGAAAGAATCCACTGACGTTGGTAATAGCGTTTAACATGTTTTTCTACTTCATATGATTTAAATGTGTTGATTGCTTTGCGCATGAGTTGGTACTCTGTCATAGTTTGGCTCCTGCCATACGTGCACCGACTGCCGCAGCTACGGCATTGTCTGTGTCAATTTGTTTAAGGAATTCCGATGCCTTGCTGATCTTCTCAGCAGTGCGCTCAGACTTAGCCAACATACGCTTCATGTAAGATTCAGGGATATAGATGCGTACATCAGGCCACAGCTTGACTGCCTCGTTAAGTGATTTGCAGTTGACTAAGAAGTCGCGAATCTTACTGCTGATTGCATTCCACTTAATATTGATGTCATCAACTTGCTTGTCACGCTGAATGATGGGGGCCATGTCAGGATGCTCTTCAGTCATCGAGAAGTATGCCGTGTAGCTGTTTTGGTCAAGTGGTACGCCAATCTTGTTGGCTAACTTGATGAACAAGCGAGTCTTCATACCGTGACCGTTATGCTCATACTCTGCCACGCCACACAGTTCACCGACATTGCGTTTCCACGATGATGGAATGACGTCTTTCAAGTGGTAGTGTTCGCCCCAAACTAATTTTTCGAAATCAGTTGGAACATAGTTGAACGCCAAGTTGTCCGTGACTTCAGGAATTGAATTGACCTCCGCTTCTTTCATGCGATTGATCTTGCTGCGAACTTCGTCCAGCAGTTGGTTGCTAATAGCTACATAAGCCATGGTGTTGCTCCGTTTAGTTAGTAAGTTTAAGTCATTATCCGTGATAATCAATAGGGACAAACCCCAAGATTAAAAATAAATTGCATGTCTAACGAGAGCCATGCCAGCTTTCAGAACAGTGTCCTTGAGAAGATTAAGTCGAATCTCCTCCGTGTAGGTAATCCACTGTCCGTTGTAATAGCCACTCATGTTGGGTATGGATGCGTTGTTCAAGCCGAGCCTAACGACCATCTCTGCATCTGTACCCATCGGTGTGGTGTAGTTGATATCTCTTACGTTGATTCTGTATCCGTTGTCGAGGCCGTATAGATGACTCATGAGCATCTTGTCGAACGAGCCCAAGCGGAGCATGACTTTGGTTAACTTGTACAGCACCGCAGTCTTTGCTCTCGCATCGTTGTATTGGGCCTCGCTTACGAGTCGATCATTGCTCCAGTTCGAAGTGGACGTTTTCACCATAAGGCGCTTCGATCTCGCTACTAATACACCACACGACAGGGAAGCTAGGTTCACTTGCAAAGTCTGTGTAGCCATCGGTCAGACAGACAAACACATCGGGGTCGATGCCTTGGTCAGCACAGTAATCAAAGCCTGCAGGCATATGGGTACCGCCACCTGAATAGAACTCGAGGCTAACTTCTTCGCCACAATCGAACTCTTGGTGCTTGACTACCTCAGTGTCGGTGTACAAAACATGAACCTTGGATGGTCTGCACTGCTCGATGATGCGTGATAGGTGACCGTTGTAGTGATCAAGCTCAACCTTAGAGATGGACCCAGACACATCGACTTGCACGACAAGTTCGCCCATCTGCGGTAGCTTATCTACGCTAGGCAAGTACACATCAGCAAAGCGACGATTAGGTCTACGCCACGATTGGCCTTGGTTCACACGAGACACACAGTGCTTCTCAAGAATCTCATACCATGGGGTCTTGGACTCGAGCATACCTGCAACCATATCCTGTAACTTGGCGGACAACTTACCGCGCATCTTGGCGGCTTGTGCTGCTTCAGCGATCTCGATCTTGATTTGACCTTCAAGTTCACGAATCTCATCTTGGGTCAGTGGCTTGCCACTATCGCCATCACCATAGATCACATCATCACCAGTGCCATCGTTGGTTGGTCCGTCACCATCATTACCATCGGGCAAGTTGTCATAGATGTTCTCGACTGTATCGTCCTTGGACCCCTTCATGTCCACAGTGTTGGGGATACGCTGACCCACATTGCTATCGTCTAGCATGTCGTTAATCCAAGCGTCACCTGCATAGTTCCATTTCTTACGATTGCGAGTACCGACACGCAGTGCATGCTGACCGATAACGTGACCGACCTCGTGGCATAAGCCCCACACCACTTGGGGGACAGTGAGTGACTCGATGAAGTCAGGGTTGATGTAGATACGCGCCCTTGCGTCCACTGCCAGTGTTGGGATATCACGTGTGATAACCATGGGGCGTTTAAGTAGGATGCTTGCCCAGAATGGGTGATCAAGTACGATCTGCGCTTTGGCTTTGTCTAGTTTGGTTGTCATGATTAACCTTTAGTTATGTTGAAAGTAAATACTTCATTGCGATCAACTGCTTCGCAAATCCGATACGCTTTGTCCAATTCTTCTTGGCTTCTTATTAGTGGGGTGATCTCTCGTGCTTTCCTTGCATTGACTATGTTGAAGAAGTTGTAGTCATATGCGTGCTTCTCAAACAACTGCTCGATCTCGGTAGATACCTGCTTGGCACGCCATGTGTTGTACGATGCTTGCTCAGGGTTATTCATACGCCATGCCGCAAAGTCACCCATGATGAGTGCATGTATCTCATTCATCTGTGCGGTATTTAAGTTCTCACCTTGGGCATCATTGCTGCCATAGCTTCGTCTTATGTACATGCCATAGTGGTCAGCCAGTCCCTTGGCTAGAGTAACAGCCACCGATGAGTAGCCACCGCGTGCTACACCCTCCATGATCATTCGCTTGACTGAATTCTTCATGCGAACAGTCCACCCCGCAGGGTCAACATGTGTAGTTATGGTAGCCCCAGGAAGTTTACTGAGTCGGGCAACATCCCAGTAACTCATGTTTTGGTTGTGTATGCTCATACTTTTTCCTTAGTTACGATCACTTCGATGGTGTCGTTGTTGCGTTTGATGGTTAGTTCCTTGTCTGCAACACCTGCGATGATGCGTGATAGGTGCCACAGTAGCTCATCTTGAGTTTCGTTACGGATGCGTTGCTTGAAGTACATGATTGCCACCCCAAGAAACGCTCCGATCAGTATCAGTTCAAAGTCTGAGAAGATCATGGTTGTCCGTACAGTGCACCCATCTGCTGTGCGATGTAGTCAAGCTTCTTAGCGGCTTGTTCACGAACGATTGGTGACTCACGCAGTACTTCTTTGTTATCAGAGAACAGCTTGACAGCCTCACCGATAACGCGTGCCATCTCGGATACATCACTATCTCCACCGATGTTGAGCCGCTTAGCCATCTCGACGCCTTCGATGACGTTCTGAATTGCTGAGTCGCGGAAGATCGCGCCTTCAGTACCGATGGGTTTGTTAAGTTTGTCAACCAAGTGTTTGAGTGGTTCCATCATCTTCTTAATGACTTCACTACGAGCACGAATAGCCACCTCATTCATGGATGCCTCGAACGCTTGCTTGTCTTCTTCACTGATATCGAACAGGAAGTGACTTGCTTGTGGCAGTGGTGTGAATCGTAGGTCGTGTCCAATACGTGCTTGGAACTCTTCAGCAGTTGGATAGTCCGATGGGCTTGGTGCTACATACCTCGCAGGTTTAACCTTACCCGTATCGGCGAGCAGTCTAGATTGCACATCAAGTGCCACATACTTGTCATAGTCAGGCATGATGAGTGCCATGTATGTATCAACTTCAGCCATCAAGCTACGCATACTCTGCGTGTACTCGAAGTACTGTTCGTTGGGCAGTAGCCTTGGACCTTTGTCAATGTATGGCAATGTGCGCGATTTGTGATAGGTGTATATTTCACTGGCCTTGGCAAGCAGTCGATTGACTGGATTGTTCGGGTCACGAAATAGTTTCTTGTTTACCACGAATGCGGTATCACCCAATTCAGATTGCAGGTACTCCTCTGCCATCATGTCGCGTGTTGTTAAGTTGGCTCTGCGTGTGGTCAGCTTGACCAACATAGCCTTATCTGCCAGTGTAGTTAATTGCATCATCGCTCTCCTTGTTAAATAAGTAATTACCAGTAGTGGCTTCACCCACATGTATCTCACGAGTGATGTATACATCTGTCGGGTCATCCCCGAATCTGTCTATTTCAACATCGTCTTCCTCCTCACCCACATGAAGACGAGTCCCTGATAACCTAGGGTTCCCGCTCCAGTGTGTCCACAGACGCTCTAACCACTGAATGTCTGTGTAACTTGAGTACCATTTCCAGCCCTCAAATTCAAACTTGATGTACCCCGCTATGTTGTTGCCATGTCTAGCTTCGTACACCTCAAACGCATCGAACCCTAAGTCAGCCGCCCCCGCAGGGACGGGGTAGTTCATTCGTGCGCTCACCATTGCGGCAGTGATATCTTCCACAGTACCGCGTATCAGCCATACGCCATCAGTTCTGTACCCCATGATTGCCTCACAGTAAGACGTTGGCGTTCTTCACAGCCCACTGCATGAATGCCTTGGTGTTGCGAATCTCGGGTTTAAGTTTCTGTGCATCGAAGATACACATCACTTGGAAGTCAGCAGGCATGCGGTCAACATACTCAGCGACTCGGTCAAAGTTATCCTTGGATACTTTGTGTGCCAATGCACCAGTCAATGCATACAGCACAGCAGGGTCAGTTGGTACAGCCGCTTTGGATGGATTGAGCAAGATACCCTCGATGTTGGGCAAGTTCTCAAAGATACGCTTGAAGCCTGTGTACTCAGCAGCCGCACCCTCACCCACACAGCCAGCGATGTTGCTGAAGTAGAGATCAGATGAGAGTGATGTGTCCACCTGATTGGCAAACTCCCAAGTCCGTGGTGTTGGATTGATGTTGCGGTTGGGGTCGAAGTCAGACAGCAAGTTGGGTCTGAAGCGAATGAACTGAATCAGCTCGACTGCAATGTCGTTCTCCAATGCCCATGCACACCAGTCGTCTAGGTTCTCGTCATACTGCAACTCTTGCATACGATTGGATAGCTTGGTAGTCATGCGATTGGCACCAGACTTGTCCGATGTACGATTACCTGATGCAATGATGTGTAGCTTGGGGTGCAACTTGAGCTCGCCAGCATAGTGATCCAAGATCACACGACACATGGGGTTCTGCATCGGTTGGGGTGCATCGGATAGCTCCTCGATGATGAGCGCACATGGCATGTCTGTACCATCGTCACGGATACGATAGAACTCAGGCATTGGTATCCATTTGGCTACATCGTTGTCAGTGCGTGGTACGCCCATAATGTCCACTGGGTCGCGAAGTGATGGATTGAACTCCGTCACACGCTCAGGTGGGATGCCAAGTGATTTGATGATGTCACGACAGAGGGCAGACTTACCGCCCCCAGGTTTGCCAGTGATGTAAGGAACAAGTCGGTTGCCTTTGGCGAAGTTAGCCAAGACAGATTTTTTGATATCTGAATATTTCATGGTTTGCTTTCAGTTAGTGAATGAATGCCCGAAGGCACAGGGATATACGCACAAGTTCTACGCTTGTGTTCCAAATAATAGGGAAGTTGAGGCTCATGACATGAGCTCTAGTTGGGCTCTGAAAAGAACCCGTTGGACCAGTTGGACCAGTTGGACCTACTGACTTCGATCGAACCTGCGCTTGACTAGGATTGTTTTCCAAGTCTCATTGAAGCTTTCCAATACTTGCGTGTATGCTTTGGATGGGTCGTGGTTTAGTTTCACGGTCTCCAATAGAACAAGTCCAGTAAGAGTACTAGGATTGCCAATGCGAGTATTGCTCGCTCGAATTTTTCCCATATTGTGTGCATGATTGCGCTCCGTGATAGGTGAATGTACTCGTGCTCTTGCTTTGGCACGTTCTTCTTGCTCGTATTGCTCGGCTTTACGGCTCATCAGAGTACCTTGGGAATGATCTGACCAATGAATCGTTGCGTGGTTCATTGATGGTGTGGATGCGTATCTGCACACCCTTGGCTTCCAATGCGTTCATGAATTCAGCCATGTCGCAGTCTTCCTCTAGATATACAGTGTTGCCTTGTCGGTATGAATAGGCACTGATTTTATCGTTGATGCCAAGTTCTACAAGCTCGTCGTAGTTAACAGCTAACCAGCCGTGACCTGGATCGGAGTAGAAGTAATAGTCTAGTTTGTCGATTGTGTTCATGGTTTTGCTCCTTCGTTGTCAAACATAAATGCCATAAGTTCTTGGAATGAGGGGAACTTGCCACGCTCGTCATAGAATCTCCATGTGTCGCAGTTTGCACACCCTTGCTCGTATGATCTACATCGCTTGCCTTGACTGGCTCGCAGAAACTTAAAGCCATCGTGAACTTCATACTTACACTTGGCTCGCTTGCGTATGTCTCTAACTTGCATTGATCTCATCCTCCTGTAATGGTGGTAGTAAAGCTGCTTCTTGAATCATCTTGATCACACCCTGCATGGTTTCGTATGTCTCCGACCCCATGCATGGATTGCAAAACCCATAGGGTTTACCCTTGTCGTCGTAATAGACTTCTTGTAGGCAGTACCAATCGTCACCGCCATTCTCTGATTTAACATTCACGATTCGATAGTTCCACATCATTTGCCTCCTTTGTGAGATGAGTTGAGATTGACCAGTAGTGATAAGTCAGTTACCACGATGTAGTTTGACTTGGGCATGGGCACGATGGTGTGCTTCTGTTGCTTAGCAATCTTTTCAGCACATTCCATACAGGTCGGGCGTGATAGGTGTTTGCGATGTGGCTCGACACGAACTGCATAGCAGTGTGTACATATAGGTAAGTGATAGTCTTCACTCATCGTATGCCTCGATCACACACAATGCCAAGCCACCGAAACAGAAGCCTGAGAATACTTGGAGTGCTTGTTGGTAATAAGGTGTGTCTGAGTTGTATCCGAAGAATTGGCAGAGCAAGAAGCCTGCAGTGAAGCCAATGGCGTACAGAATGGATGGCATGTTAGTGACTCCTAACTTGTTTATAGTATTCGCGAAGTGCTGACTCGGGGTCGTCAGCGTCCATAGGATTGTCAACCGCACTGAATTCGAAGACATAGGGTGTGTCGTCAAGTGGGTCGGTGTAGTGTGGTTCGATGATGAGTGAATCCAAATGCAGGAACATGAGTTGAGTGTGTTTCATGATGTGTCCAATGTTGGTGTGTCTGATGTGTGTGAATATTCCGCGAATTTGCAGGTGTGATAGGTGTGTGGAATATTCATGTTAGTGGTTCCTTACCTCCAAGTCTGTGTGGTTGACACACAAAATCGATGCTGTATAGATATACAGGTAGAATTTTCAAATATTCCGTGTTTTTTGTGGAGTCAGGCAGGATTTATGAGATATATGTGTAATGTGAACATTAGACACATTGTGTTAGGACATACGCGCCTCGCGTGTATGTGTATATTTATATGGAATATTTGAAAATTTGAAAATTCAATTAAGATTGGTTAATAAAATCAACAACTTATGAATTTTCCAGACAATTTTCCACTTTGGACTGTGGAAAATTCACTTCACACGATATGTGATCGTGGCGCGAACCAGCTTTGAGTACTTGGTCAGGCGTGTTGGATTGTGTGAGTGCAGTGCAGTAAGCCTGCAGTTGGCTGAACGATACGGCTCAGGTGGCAAGCCACCCTGAACCTTGCGACCCACCTCGCCATCGCGAAGTTTGGGCATTGGTGCAATGTGAACTCCGCGTGGCAAGATGTGTGTTGTCATATTAAGCCTCAATGATTTCAGATGTGTTGGATTCAATGATGCGCTCGACCAAGTTGAACATGAAAGCCTTTTGACCTTTGAGCTCAGCACC